CTAGACACGTCCTGGCTGTCTCTGTTAGATTCCGGAGAAGCTACTTTATTAGAGCAGACAGATGATACTTTAAAAATTGCTTTAAAAAGTGGTAAGTTTGATAAGACTCTTGTGTTTAACAGGGGTGAGGACACCTACGGGTTGTGGTTTTTGGATGAAAGTAATTAACAGTCTTTTTAAAGTATTTTTATAAAGTACTTGACAAAGTCCTTATTTTGTGGATATACTTTAAGTAGATAGAGAAAGGAGAATTAATGAAAAAAAATCTCCAGATAGGTATCAACTCTGTTCGTCTTTTAGAGAGTAGTAAGAATGGAGATAAGTGGAAAGTAGTTATTATCGAAGAAGGTATATCAAAGAACGGTAATTACTATTCTTCTAAGTGTTTACAGGCTGCACAGAAATTATTCGAAAAAGCAAAAGTCTGCTACTACGAATTTAAGAACAAAGATTTTAACCATTTGCCGGAAGTTATCGAGCAGATGCGTCCCGAAGGATTCCCACGCCAAATAGCCGGATGGCTAGAAAATGTCAAGTACGAAGAAATTGATATCGAAGGTAAGAAGGTCAATGGACTCACAGGGACATTAAACATCCGTGAAGGTGTAGATTGGTTAAAGAAGCTTTTAACGTCTACGTGGAACAAGGGTTTAAAACAATTTTTAGGTCTTTCAATCAACGCTGAAGGGCCTACAAGTGTTCAATTGGTTAATGGCAAGCCGATCAATATCGCTCAGGCCATAGAAAATGTATTAAGTGTTGACATTGTGTCTAATCCAGCTGCCGGTGGCAGATTCGCTAGATTGCTTGCAAGCATTAGCGAAAACGAGAGGGGGAATTTGGAAATGTTTAAGAAGCTAATAGAAATGCTTAAGGTGAGCCGACCGGAATTGCTTGAAGGCTTGAATGTTGAAAATTTAACAGAAGAAGAAATGGGTGGTATCCTCAAGAATTTAATCGAGGAAGTAGCTAAAGAGAAAGAAGCTACTAAGACGGCGAAAGAAGCCGCTGAAGCTGTTCTTGCTGATTCTAAACAAAAAGCAGATGACGCTGCAAAGCAGGAAAGTGAAACAATTTTAAACGCTGCTAAAGAAGCCGCGGTAAAAGCGCAGGAATCAAGCACAGAAGCAAGTGCTGCTTTGGTTAATGCTCTTCAAAAAGAAGGCACAATGAAGCAGATCACCGCTTTAGTTGGCGCTAAAGAATATGATATGGCAACGGCATTGTTAGGGAGCTTCCTCAAAGCTTCCACTGTTAAGAAAAAAGAATCTGTACAAAAAAAGGACGGTGACGACGAAATGAGCAAAAAGCTTCAAGAATCTCAGAAGAAAATTCAGGAATCAATAGACAGCCTTGAGAAGAAAAACGCTATGGCAACTTGCGCGCTTTTACTTAAAGAAGCTTTGAAAGAATCTGATCTTCCTGGTCCTGTACAAGAAAAGGTAACTAAAAGGTTTTCCGGCAGAATCTTTGAAGCTGTAGAGCTTGAAGATGAAATTAAGCTGGAAAAGGAAACATTGGCAAAACTGTCTGAAAGCGGACAGATTAATTTAGATGTTGCCGACTATAGCGTAGGATCCGAGGAACGCGATAGAGTCCAGTCAGCTATGGACCTTGCTTTTGGATATGTTCCGGAAGAGTCGGAAAAAGCTGAGTTCGAAGGGATCACACCTTTCGGGGGCATTCGTGAAGCTTATGTGCAAATTACTGGCGATGCTGAAGTTACCGGTAACCTGCCTAAACGAAAGCTGAAAGAATCTGTTGATTCAAGCACTTTCACTTATATGCTTGGGAATACGATCAATAGAAAAATGCTTAAAGAGTATAAAGGAATGCCGGATTTATGGCGTAATATTTCTAATGTCGTTTCTGTAAAAGATTTCAAAATGCAGGAATTAATTAGATGGGGTGGGCTTGGTGTTCTTCCTGAAGTTGCAGCCGCAAGGACAACTCAGGGTACATCGATTGATACTACTTCATTGACTTACGCGGAACTTGGCTTCCCGGCTGACAGCGAACAGATCTATGGTATCGCTACAAAAGGTGGCTTGATAACTGTCACTAGACGTGCGATTATCAACGACGATCTTCGTAAACTGTCGCAGATTCCTACCAAATTAGCACGCGCGGCCGCAAGAACATTAAATCAGTTTGTTTTCGATCTGATGATGGGTGTTTCCGCCGGTGTTATTAACGCGTTAACAAAATGGCCGAACGCTGCAGGAACTGCTAATTCAGCTGCTTTGTACGCTGCAGGACATAATAACTACTCCACAACTGCATTTGGTTATGATGCTTTAAAAGATCTGATCATCAAAATGTATAACCAGGGCGAAACAGGCTATGCGTCTGCATTAAGCGCAGGAGTAAATAGCTCTACTGTTACTATCCCTGTAACAGCTGCTACAGGCCAGTATTTCAAAGCCGGCGATATCATCGAGATTTTTGGTGAATATATGCAGGTTGGTGCTGTTGCAACTGATTCTTTAACTGTTGCCCGTGGAACGAACGGGACAACTGCTGCTTCTCATTCATCATCTGATGTGGTTACGAAAATAACTTCCATCCTTGGATTAGAAGATCTAACCTTGTGGGTGCCTAAAACTCTTCAAGGAACAGCAAATAGCTACAACCAATCAGTATTGCATCCGGAGAACGCTGAAAACGGTATTAACCAGCTTAAAGGATTGGTTAAAGTTATGGTTTCTTCTTATCTCCGCGGCGATCAGAACAACTGGTATTTAGCTGCTGGTAAGAATGAAATTGATTTAATTGAAATTGGTTTCTTAAACGGCAAGCAGAATCCTGAGATTCTCGTTCAGGATCAACCGAATGTCGGTACTGTATTCACAGGCGATCTTATCAAGTATAAGATACGTCATGAATACGGCGGAGTAACACCTGACTATAAGGCTTATGCAGCAGGTATTGTTACCGGAGTTTAAATAAATGATGCGAGAGTGTAGGGGTCATGTGATCCCTACACTGCTTGGCTAGCTTAAACGGTAAAATATAGAAAGGTAATAAAATGTCAATAGCAACTAGAAAAAGTAGATTTCCTCACGGCCTTCGCGATACAAGCTCCACATTAGCAACAACAGCAGACACAACTTTAACCGAAGCGCAGGTTATGGCTAATAGTAGAATTACAATGGGTGGCACTACAAAAACAATTACACTCCCGGCAGCATCAAGTGTATATAAAGGAATTAGATTATTAATCGCAAGTATTCAGGCATCGGCTGCTGACAATAAAGTAAAATGTGCTGCTGGTTTTAATGGTGGCGGTGCAAGTTATGATTATGTAACATTAGCAGCTCTGTCAGCTATGATTTTCGAATGTGACGGAACCTATTGGTATGCAATTGGCGCATCAGCCCCTGCAGCTTCTTAATTTAACGAAAGGAAAGGGGTGATGGTATGAGTCAAGAAATTCTGCGACCAAGTGGTGCTGGAGCTAATACAGGCATATCTTCACAATTCCCTGATTCCGGATCGCATTACGATAAGGTAGACGAACAGACTTTAGATTACGACGCGACGTACGTTCACACTAATGCTGTAGGTTATGAAGTTGATACCTATGCGTTAGATAATCCAACCACTATTCACGGTGAAGATGATATTACTAATGTTAGAGTATCCGCGTATGTAAAAGAACAATATGCTACTGGTAATGGTAAAATACGTCTTTATTTAGGGATAGGCGCTTCTATAATTGCAGGCGGTGCTATTCAAGATATTGATGATGAAGAATATACACTAATTACAGGAGACTGGGCAACAAGTATTGACACCGGAATAGCTTGGACATTAACTGAATTAAATGATTTACAAGCCGGTATGGCCATCCGCAACGAAGATGGATCTTACACAAGGGTCAGCCAAGTTTTTGTTACTGTGTCATTTAATGATGTAACAACTACAACTACGACATCAACGACAAGCACAACATCGACAAGTACGACATCGACAAGTTCTACATCAACAACTTCGACAAGTTCAACATCAACAACTACATCAACAACGTCGACAAGTTCAACATCAACAACTACAAGTACGACATCAACGTCAAGCAGTACGACATCGACTTCTACGACATCGACAAGTACAACAACGACCAGCACGACAAGTACCAGTACGACTACAACAAGTATAAGCACGACGAGTACTTCTACGACGTCGACAAGTACGTCATCGACATCAACGAGCACAACGTCAACGTCAACATCAACGACAAGTACTTCAACGACAAGTACTTCAACAACGACAAGTACAACGTCGACTTCAACGACAACCAGTACGACTTCGACAAGTTCAACATCAACGACTAGCTCTTCGACTTCAACGACTACGACAAGCACAACTACAACTAGCACGACTTCGACTTCGACTTCGACCACTACGACTTCGACTAGTACGACATCGACATCTACGACTTCGACTTCAACGACTACAACAACCGGAATTCAGAAATTAGGGAATCCAATCGTAGTAAGAACAACCGGAGATATTGGCGAAGTAAAGAAATCACTTACAATAATAGGGATGTCCTTCTGGGGTTTAACCGATAATGCGGTAGGAGTCTTGTATGATGAAGATGCTGAACAATTAGTATGGAACGCTACATGCGGAACTGTTGCTACTGTTGGGAATAATGTCAACGGGCCACCGTTATGCGCTCCTTTAACGGTAAGACATTTAACATGCAGAACGCTTACGGCAGGATCCATACTGTACGTATATTTAAGGTAAAAAAATGGCTGAAACTACTACTTCTACAACTACGACATCGTCGTCTACGACATCAACAACGTCGACAAGCACGACGCTGTCTGCTATTACAATAGAGCATGTTAGAAGTAGGGTGAAGTTCTTAACTCAGGACGACGCGGAATTATTACGTCCTGAAGAGCAGGAATTAGCCATTGATAACGCGGTGGCGATTTATTCTAAGGATCGGCCGTATAAAAGGATCCACGAAGATACAACGCCTAATAGCGTAAAATATGATTTTGATCTGCCTGCTGATTGGGCTGATGGTTTTTCCTTTATCAGTGGGCAGATTGAATATCCGGTATCGGCTGATTTGCAAACTCCGGACTACATCGATAACAACGATTGGATAATTTACAAAACAGCAAGTACTTTAAAGCTGAGGTTTACGTCTTTGATATTAGCTTCAACTTATTCCATGCGGTACGAGTACACTGTCCCGCATACAATAAGCGATACGGATTGCACAGTGTATCACAACGACTTAGATGCTGTTTGTAACTTAGCTGCTAGTTTTGTATTTAAAGCGTTATCCGCTAAGTACGCTCAGACAAGCGAGCCGACAATAGACGCTGATGTAATTGATTACGCTACGAAAAGCGAGTATTATTCCAGGCTATCCGAATCGTCTTTCAAGACGTACCAGCAGCATATAGGCGCTGGTGATAACGCGGAAGAAAAGCCTGGTGCAATGTCAACAAAAGATTTAGATATGGGATACGCTTGGAAATCCCATTACTTAACACATCCAAGCACAGAACACTAAAGCCGGCGCTTGCGCATATAACTTTCTCCCGGCGACAAAAGGAAGGCAGCGATAACCAATGAGTTTATCTACAGTAAGAGCAGAGGTGAAGTCTGTCCTAGAAGCCGTAACTGGTGCAGGGACGGTCCATGATTATGAACGCTATTCTAAAGAGTGGTCTACATATAAAGACTTCTTTAAGTCCGGAGACCATATTAACTTCATTGAAATCTTACGTCCTTCCTTTGAAAGAGATGTCCAGGGATCTGATTCAACAGAACGCACTACTCATAATTTTGTATTAAAAGGCGCGTATTCATTAAGCGACGACAATGCTTCTGAAAAGACTTTTCAGGACTTAGTTGAAGCTTACTGCCAAGCCTTTAGGAATATTCCTACATTAAACAGCACTGCTGAAGTGGTTCAATACCCAGTGATAGGCAGGATAATCACCGGCATGTTCGGCAGTGTGCTTTGTCATATTTGCGAGATTGAAATATCAATTAGGGAACGGATAGTATTCTAAAAGGAGGAATAGTAATGGCTTACGAAGATCTATATGAAGCACAGAATCCAGGACAAGGTCAAGGTCAGGGCAAACCAAGACAAGGTGGCGGTGGTTTTGGACAATGCGTATGCCCGGATTGCGGATATACAGCAGCGCACAACAGAGGATCTCCTTGCAATAGCATGAGTTGTCCTAAATGCGGTGTATCATTAACAGGTGGTTGATGTATCGGTTAGTATATAGTTAGTATATAGAGAAGAGAAAAAGGAGGGTATTATGCCAGGTTTATTAACAAGACGAGTACAGGTTGCGGCCGAGATTGAGAGTGATTCAGGGTCCGCTATGACGTTAACGGCCATTGATGCTAAGATTCTAGCGTACGAGCCGGTATTTAATTTCAATCCAACACAGTTTAAAAGGGATCCGTACAGGAAGACATTATCGAGAATGAACTCAGAGCCGGGACTGCAGCTTTGCGAATTGACTTTCAAGTGCGAAATGATGGGGCCTGCGATAGCTGCCCAAGGCGAAGCTTGCGCGTTCGGTAATTTTTTGCGTGCATGCGGTAACGGCCAGACTTTAGTAGCAAGCACATCAAGCACTTACGTTCCGCAATCAACAGGCATGAGTACAATAACGATAGCTGTTTATGAAGACGGCCTTAGAAAGACTCTTTGCGGAGCCATGGGTAATGTAAAGATTACTTGTAATGTAGGCGAGCCGATTATGGCGGAATTTACGTTCATGGGTAAATATTCAGAGCATAGTGATACAGCAATGCTCAGCCCTTCGTACCCGGCGTCAAAGCCGTTGATTTTCCAGAACGCTACGGTGACTGTTTTCAGCGATACATTATTGATCAATACATTAGAGATAGACTACCAGAACGAAGTAATAATGCAGACAGACCCTACAGATTCTACAGGGTATAAGCACGCTAAAATAACAGCCAGGAATCCACAGCTTACTTTCGATCCGGAGCAAGAGCTTGTCGCAACGCATGATTTTCTTAGCAAGTTAAAATCAACAACTGAAGCCGCGGTAAGCATTGTCGTATCCGCTACAGACGGTACACAGCTTACTATGAGTCTGCCGAAGGTTAGATACACGGGATTATCAACAGGGGACCGCAACGGAGTAAAAACATATTCAGCAACGTGTGAAATCAACATGAGTTCCGGCGATGATGAAATCAGTATTGCTTTTGCCGGCACAACGACAAGCACGACATCAACATCAACAACAACGACATCGACATCAACGACATCAACAACGTTGGCGTAATATGGCAAAGTCAGTAATTGAAATGACAATCGATATGGAAATGTTTGACTACAGCAATTTAAAGAACGCTGACGTTCCTTTAAAGGGT